GCCAGCGTGCCGGCGATCTTCTTTCTATCGCACATGAACTGGGTTCCGCCCCTCAACGTCGCCATGTCCTACGCCATCAAGACCGGACTGCGGTCGGCGGCAGCGCGCCAGATCATGACGATGGAAGCCATTCGAGCGGACGCGAAGTACATCTTCTACGTCGATGACGATACGATCATTCCGCGACTGGGACTGTACACGCTCCACAACTTCATGGAACAGCATCCGGAAGTTGGCGCGGTAACTGGAATCTACACAACGCGCGAAACTCCGTGCGAACCTCTCCTGTACAAGAACCACGGCGAAGGCGCCGCGTGGGACATCGAGATGGGTCCGGGTGCGCGACCTACGCAGATCATGGGTGGAGGCGCCGGCTGCCTTTTGGCGCGCGTCGAGGCCATCAAGGCATGGATGGATGCCAACCCCGGCCAGCCTATTTGGGCCGACCAGCGGGACATTCCAGCAGTCGATACGGATGCCAGCAAACCGCTGGTCATGTGGGGACACGACATCAGATTCTGCGTTTTGCTGACGGAGTTGGGTTGGCCCGTCTATGCGCACGGACAAGTCCTGTGCGGCCACTATGACGTAGACACAAATCAAGTCTTCGAAGTACCAGCCGATGCCCCGGGCTTTAGCATCCGGAATGCGGCGCCCAAGGAGTAAGTGTGGCGACATACTGGGTTCGGTCGACTGGTGGGGACGACGGCAATGACGGATTGGCGTATGCCACTGGTTTGGCTACACTAGTAGTTGGACTTGGTAAACTTGCCAACCAAGGCGATATCCTCAATATCGTGGCTAGTGCCACACCACACGCGTGCCCAACCACGCCTACGATCCTACCCGCCGTCACCGGTACCAGTTGGTCGGCATTTGGATTCAAGATTCAGGGTACTGATGAACTTGGTACTCCTGCCTTGGCTACCATCGCAACTGGTGCGACCAGTGCCGCGTTCATCACCTTAGCGAACCGATTTTCGTACACCATCGTACAGGGCCTATATTTCGATGCTATTGCTGCAGAAGCGCATACCAGTGCGCACGCGTACATATACGAGACTTCGTACGCGAGTACTAGCGGCCCGCTGCTGATTCGTTGGTGTTCTGTGAATGCGGGCGCCACGCGCGTATCTGCAGAAGCGAGAAACCTGCTGCAGTGTTCGTTTGGTTCCACGCCGGGCGTGTTAGACGTTGGGAACGTTGAGTACTGCTATTTCAAGAACAATCTGCGGGCTGTTAGTTGTACGGCTCCGACGGCGGCCACCAATGGCAGCATTAGTGTGCATCATTGCGTATTCTACGATGAATTTGGCGTAACTCCGATCACAACAACCGGTAAGTTGACACTTTTTGGATCACAGGCTAACGCCGGCATTACCAAACAGGTACACCACAACACGTACGTTAAGAAGGCGCCCGGGTCAACATACGACAAAGTGTCTCCATTCTGGTCATCTGGATCGTTTACTGGTCTGTATGCAACGACGTGCAACATGCACTCGAATATCTTGGCATACTGGACAAACTCAGCCGCAACTCCGGCCATACAAGCACCATTCTATGCAGCGGGTGCCGCGTCCACGATTACCAATCGTGCCATTGGGTCCAACATCTTCAAGTACGAGGGAACATTCTCGGCTCCGGCAGCCGGCTGGTACTATGGTTTCATCGAGACCACCAGCGACCCCGGCGTAGGCGACGTGGTGCTGCACTCCGGCACCATCAACCATAGTGACCTGTTCTACGCTCCCACAACCCCGCGGATCTGGGCCGAGCCTCTGGCCGACGGCGGCTACACGATCACACTGCCCGGCGACTTCCGCCCCGTGTATCTGTACCGCACAGCCGGTCTGGCCGGCTCGGTGCCGGGCGCTACGGCGGATTCGTATGACGTGGCTCCGACTGCGGCTGCCAGTTCGCACGCGTGCGTAGCCGGAGCCACCATTTCCAGCGCTGTGACCATGACAGATTCCGACAGTCTCCCGGGCCCGCTGACGGCAGTGCTGTCCAGCGACGTGTCGCATGGCACCTTGGTGCTGGATTCTGTCGGCACCTTCACCTATACTGCCGGCAGTTATTTTGTAGGCACAGATACGTTTACATTCCGGGCATTTGATGGAGAACTGTACTCAGCAGTAACCACGGTTTCCATCGTGATCACGGCCCCAGAAGTGGTGTCCGGCGCTGAAGATCCGGATGACCCTGTGGCGGATCCGGCTTACGTAGACGTGCTGCCGTGGTTTGAACCAGACCTGCAGTGCAATGTTGTACTCTCGGTGCAGACCAAGCGCAATAGAGTAACGCACCACGACTCTCGTAGTTATGCGGACTCGCGCCGTTGGCGGGAAGCGATGCACCGGGTCATTACTCTAGGCACCAGCACCACGCAACTAGTAAACTTGGGCGGGATCCAGTCTGCTCGCGTGCTGTTTTTGGAAACAAGTGCTCCCATTGACGTGGCAGTCGATGAAACGTCGACATACTGGCCAGTTTCTGACCTAGTGGCGCTAACGCGGTCTGATGTCACTAGGTTGTATATCCGCAATAATAGTGCAACAACAATGGCAACCGTACTATTGGCGATGGTGGACTGATGGCCACCCAAGGAGTAAATCCAACTTCATCCACAGCAGAACACCATACCATAGCATTCGCCACTAGGGCGTACGACGACCTTTTGGCCACGTACTGCAGTGTTACTCCCGCAGAACCATACCCTGATTACGCGTGGGTACGATTCGAAGGATTTGGTGATGGAACTGTTCCAGTTCTTGATAGGGCTGCTACGTACATAGCCATTGTGGGAAAATGGTTGAATCCAACTTCCATAAATAGAACTGAATTTGTAGTAATACAAATCAAGCGGGTAGTAGACGCGACTTGGATTACTGTTTTGGTAGAGGGCCAATACGGTATCGACAACTGGCCTACTTCATGGCGCCGCATCAATGTTCAAAGCATAATTGGATCAAATCCATTATCTGACTACCACATTAGGGTGGGATTTTATAATGGGGACGGCTATCTCTAGTTAGAAGGGTAGATACGTGGCAGGACTACCCGGATTTCGAATAACAGAAATTGAGTTTCAAGTAGATTTTCCATCATTCACAACGGCGGGACTACCCATGACTGTGTTCGGCTTCAATACTGGGATTAGAATTCTAAACTCCGTGTCAGCTGGCGAAAGTCATGCTAATAGTTCCAACCATAGCGGAGCGTTCTACGGGGGTGTAACCGCTCAATTAACCGGTGCTGACGACAATGTGGCTATTACAGTATCAGTGTACACCAACCCCGAGCGCACCCTCTACCACCCAATCGAACTTAGGTATGTGGAGGTAGGAGCGGTTACCCTGACTTTGGCGTGTACGCCTTCTGCTCCCAGAACCGCGTCGTTCGCGTGTACACCAGTGTTGGCACCATACGGATTTAGGGTTGAGACCAACGAAGCTGGCGCTACTGAAGGAACGGTGGACGTAGATCTCTTTTTGACGGAGGGCGATCATGGCTGTTCCCGTGGGTAGCATGGCTAGAGGCGAAGTTCAGATCATACCATTCTCGGTCGCTGCTGGTACAACGGCCAAAATAGACCTAACTCCGGGTGCCTATGATCTCATGGTCATTCACACCTCCACCAGTTCAAACGTGAACATGTATGCGGACATGTTTGTCAATGAGGCCCAAACGGCGTACAATGCCATGTGGATGATGCTGCCTAGCGCGGCTACGGAAGCTGGCATAGTGGGATTGCAGGCCGTAGTAACTACTACGCCTTTGTGCGTGTACATTGTTCCTCGGACTTCCAATTACATTCCAGTTCTAGTACCCTATGGCATCCAGATTAGGTATTCCGGATCCGTTACGGCAGCCGGATTTGTAGTCTGCCGGAGGCGGTAGACATGGCGGATCTTACCACCGCAGTGAGTGTTCGCCAGCGTGACATCTATTTCATACTGGATTTTGGGGACGATGTTAAAGTAGATCCGGGCGTAGTGACCTACGGATTTACAAATGAGGCCGTACCTGACGGGTACAAATCAACTGCGTTCCCCGGGCTGTATATTCGTATGGATGATAGCGGGTTGTTCATTAAGAGCATATATATCCAACGTCGAATGGACCAGTTGGTCAAAATGCTACCAGATACCAGCAGTTTTGTGCTAACCCCCGGAGGTATCCGTGTCTTCGAGTAGAAAAGACTACACAATACAGAGACCGGAAACTACCGTATTTTCGGTTATGTCGGCGTGGGCCGCAGGCGTTACCACGTATAAAGTGGACGTGCCGCTGGGTTGTTACTATCTGCAGTTGCTGTGCAATACTGTGGATCTAGCTACAGGAGTAGCTCTAGTTCAAATACAGCCGTATCTAGACGCTGCCCAAACCAAGGTTGGAGCAATTTTTCCGCTACGCCAACTTTCGTCTGCTACTTCCGATGTTACTTGGACTATTTCATCGGGTACGGCAGCGTATGTGCTAGAAGTCAACGCGTACGCCGCGTTGTACAAGAGACTACCTATTCTCTTGCCGTTTGGGGCACTCGTGACATTCAATGCATCCGCCTCAACTGGGGCTACCACCTTCACACTGCAATTAGTGGCCTCAAGGGACGCGTAATGATCACTGGGCTCAAACTCATTAACGAGGCAGAAGATAGAATGGGTTGGCGCCAAACGTCAACTCTCGAAGATGCAGTTCTGCGCCCAGAAGGTCGCAAGCTGCTACGGCTTCTGAACCGCGTACTCAAGTCCCTACAGGCTGTGGATGACTGGCCTATGCTGCGCGCCGAGGGCACCATTCTTACAGTGCCAGCCGCCGAGGGCACAGATTACTTTGTGCTCGTCAATGGCGACGCCACAGCGGTAGTTGGTACCGGAGAACTGGCAACTCCTTCGGCGCTGCGATTCGATGACAGTTACATCGGCCGTGCAATTAGAATTGGAAGCGAAGCTACAGTCTACCGTATCCAGTCACTGAACAGTACAACTTCCGTGGAGTTAAACCGCCCGTGGATTGGAACGTCGTCTACTGGCGGGGTAGTCGGAGAATCGCTGGCCTACACCATCGCGCAGGATCAGTACTTCCTGCCCAAGGACTACTGCCGGCCCAACGGACGCTGGGATCAGTTTCTGGAGCCCTATGGCATCACCCCCATTGGTCCAGACGCCTTCGGCACAAAGCGCAGGGGGCGCGGCAACTCCATCATGCTGCAGGCGCCGGAGGTCTTCACGGTCTTCGGCATGGATCCCGGACAGGTGTACCAAGTGCTGCACTTGGACCCCTTCCCGCTCGAACAGCAGATCCTGCAGTTCACGTACCAGAAGATCCATCCCGAGATCGAGACCGACGCCGACCGCATTCTATTCCCAGCCTCCCACGAGGGCGCGGTACTCGAAGCTCTGCTGTACCTTGCCAATCGTGACTATCAGGACGACTCCAAACTCGAGGCCGTACTGCGCGACTACGTACGCGAAACCAACATGGCCCGCACCATGTCGCCCATGACCGAGGATCAGTTCCAGTTGCGGCCGTCCGGAAACCACCGAGTTGCCCAGCACCGTCGTTGGGGGATGGGCGGCGTGCGCACGGATTACGGCGCCTACTTCGACCGCATTGACGCTTACGGACTAGACCGATAGGAGCCCCATGCCGCCCAAGCGCCTAACCATCAACAACATGCCGCTGCGTTCTGGGTTGGCCACGGCGGGCAAGCAGAGTACCATTGGAGAAGACCAACTTTGGCGCGCTGAAAACGTATCGTCAGGTTTGGATGGATTACTTTCCAAACGTCCCGGAATCAGAAAGTGGGGACAGACGATCAAGATGCCCCGTGCGAATGGTACAGGTGAAGCATTCAACTTCTACGAACCATTCCTGTCCGAGTCCGCGTGGAGTATTACCAATGGTGACGCCGGCACCTACGTACACCGGGTGGAACAGGGCGAGTTGATCGTGTCAGTTGACGACGCAGACGATTCCGACGTACTGTATCTTGGGCGTTCCGTTTCCGGTGGAGAAGTGGTTCCTACTTCTAGTGACTTCTCACTGCGCTTTATGGCGCGGACTTTGAACTTGCCGCGCGGTGATGGCGACACTTCGGCGGACACTGCTGGTGGGACCAACGACGGCGGAACGCTTACAATCATGGCGCGCGCACTGCTCGCAGATGACACCAAGTCGTTCCGTCTTTACTACGATGGGATCTATTGCTGGCACTCTAGCGCGTGGGTGCGCATTGCGGCCAGCGACATTGGGGACGGCCAGTACCACGTCATCGAACTCAGATACGACGCCTCAGCCACCTGCTCAGTCTACGTAGACGAAGTTCTTACCGGCACTCCCGTACTCGCGTCCTACGTCGAACACCACTCCGATCTTGCGGCCAGTGAACATATGGCTCTAGTGTGGTCCAACGACACGGGCACGTGGACCTGCCGGCTGGCGGACTTGATGTTCAAGGACTCGGTGACGACCCCGTTCGAGGGTCAGCGCATCAACGCGGTGTCGGACTTCAAGACCATCTCCAATGCCCAGCGCACGCGGCGCAGTCTGCTGGCGGCTACTTCTGGGTACGTATACGCGGACGTGGGGCTCAAACTGGCGTGGCGCCCAATCATGGCATTGACCGGCGGCCAGTGCCAGTTTGCGTCGTACCGGCAAGACCTGATCTTCTTTGACGGGGACAATTCCAACTCCGCGAAGGTGTACAAGTGGAACGGCGTGGACGCCCCGGAACTTCTGGATGACGCCCCGCCGGTGCGGTTTGGTTCGGAGCACGGCACGCGCCTGCTCGCGGCCGGCGACAAGGCCCATCCTCGCCGGGTGTACTTCACTGCCAGCCGCGAAGCCAATACATGGTTTGCGCCGGACGTGGACCCAGATGAATCGTTCGATGAAGTAACCGAGGCCGGATACCACGAAATCCCGGGGTCACGGGGAGACGAAGTTACGGGCGTGCATGGGGACTTTTCCGGATTCTGCTTCGTAACGACTACTCGCGGATTGTGGGCTATCAGCGGTGTTGGGCCCGAGACGTACAACCGCAAAGACGTATCGAGATCCCAGAACGGCGCCGGCCCGATGGCCATTACACGTGTAGGCAACGATCTCTGGATACTTGGGCGCACGGGCGTGGCTGGAGTACAGACCACCCAGAACTACGGCGATCTTCTGACGATTCTGCCAAGTGCCCCCATTGGCAATTTGTGGAGCACTGACCCTAATGTACCGGGTCGCCTTGATCAGGGACAGGTTGAGAAGTCGATCATCGCGTACAACCCGTCTCTGGGCTTGGTGTACCTCGTCGTGCCGGTGCTTGGCCAGAATGATCTGTCCGCCATCTACTGCTGTAACATCGGGCTGCAGGCGTGGCATGGCCCATGGGTTGTGGATACTACGGCGCTGGCTTGCGTGGAAGTTTCCGATCCAGTAACCAACACCATGCTGCACGGCAGCAGCGATGGACGGCTGGGGATTACGGATCTTAGTTACAAGATGGATTATGGGGACACCAAGTACACTATGCTGTTCGAGTCCCCGTACCTCAGCGGGCGTAGCCTTGATCCAACTCTTACGAAGTTGGTCAAGACGTGGAAAGTTCTGCGCCTATATGTCTTGCCCAAGGGCGAGTGGAATATCACTGTCCGCTGGAATGCCGATGACGACCTTGAGCAGTCCTTGACGTTGTCCCAGAACGCGTTCAACTTCCCGGGCCTTGGTGATTCATTCCGACTTGGCGACCCGGATAACGGACGCATCCACACTGACCAGCTAATGGGTGTGCTAGATATCGCACTGGATTCCCGTGGTCGGTACTTCAAATTCTCCATCGAAACTGACGATGACTACGACGGCGAAGATTTCGTGCTTCAAGGTTATGAGATCGATTTCGTGCCCAATGGATTAGAGCAAGAAGGTGAGTAGCACATGGCTGTTGTAACGCTGCCAACATTTAGCGACAACGAGATTGTTACGCCCGAGAAGTTGAACGCGCTGGTGGCGGCACTCAACGCCAAGTTCTCCGGCGGTTTCGATGCCAGTGATCTGCAGTGGCCCCTCGAAGCCGAGGGCGATCTGGCAATGGGCATCTACAACATTACTGGTGCCCGCAAGATTGCTGGTGTCATTAATGCCGCCAACTACCCAGATCTCCAGACTGCGGTTACGGCGGCCGGCACTGGCGGGTGCGTGTTTGTGCCGCCGGATACTACAGTCACGGCCAACGGTGTCACCTTTACTGGTGATGGCGTGGCGATTGTTGGCGCGGGCCCGTCGTCTGAAATCCTGTTGACGGCCGGTACGACTGGTAGTTTTCTGCTAAGGTCGTCTGGCACTACCGTGCATAGCGGATTCCTTATGTCGAACCTCACGCTCAATGGCAATGCCAGTACCGGCGCCAGCAACGTGGGGCTGCAGTTGCAGTACGTGCGCGATGCCGTCATCCACGCAGTCATCTTCAAGGGCTTCTCCGGCGCGGCACTCGAGTTGACTAACAACGGTACGGCCGGCAATGGGTGTGCGCGCGTGAGCGTTACGCACTGTTCGTTCTCGGGTGGTGCCGGGCACCACATCTTGTCCGACGACGTGACGGATTTCTACGCATTCGGCAATACTTGCGAGGACAACGCTACCGCAGCCATCCATCTGGAGGCTGACGCCGCGAACTGCAAGATCAAGCGGGTCAAGATCCACGGCAACAACATCTCGTCTGGCGCCAACCCGGCGATCTTTGTCGCAGGTGACGCAGCGGCAACATCTGAGAATTGGTCTGACATCTCGGTAATGGGCAACACAGCCGACACCATGACCGGAGCGGCTCCCACATTCCAGATTGGCACCACGGGTGGCGGGCTGCTGCGGGTGTCTGTGTGCGACAATAGCGCGCCGTCGGCTGCTCTGGATGGTCTGTCCATCTGTGCGGATTACGGCACCGTGCGAGGTAACATCCTGCATACGGCCGGCGGTGACGGCATCGATCTGACGGAATCCGTGATGCTGGACGTGTCGGACAACGACGTGCGCACTGCGACGGTCAATGGCATCGACGCGCATCTGTCGGTCAGTTGCACGGTCCACGACAACCGGACGCAGAGTTCTGCCGTTCCCATTCTGCGTGCAGCTACCCTGCGCCAGTGGGCTAATGGCGACACCGTTGGAGCGGTGCCGTACACTGCGTATGTCAACCCAACTTCGGTAGCTGGTGGTGGTGGGGGAGAAGCGGTTAGTTGCATTGTGGCCATTCCGGCCAATTCTCTGCGGGTTGGTGACGTGCTTAGGGCGCGAGGAATAGTTACTGGATCCGGGACTGCAGACGCTGGAAATTGCTACATCTATTATAAGGCCACCGGGGGGTCAGATCAAGTAATTGCATCCTGCCCCATGCAGGCTGGCACATTTAATATCGAAGGTACGATGGTGATTACAGCGGCCACCGTGGCTTTGGCTATGAGTACCGGCATCATGGACGCTAACACCGTGGTGGATCGCGTAGTCTACAGTACTGGGTTGACCGTCAATCTGGCAACTGCAGCCCAAGTGTACCTGCGCGCTGTTCCGCATGCCAGCGTTACTGCTAATGCCAGATTCCTTCTGGTCGAGCGCAGCACGGCCGAGGTGCAGTAGCATGACAATCCGCGAAGCAACTCCCAACGATTTTGAGGGCATAGTGCAGTGCGTGGCGTCCACTGCGTATTACAACCCGGTCGAACCGCGCTCCATGGGCGGGCGCTGGCTCGTAGCCTACATCGATGGCGAACTGGCTGGGTGCGTGTGGCTGATGGCGGAAGCACCCAACGCCTACATCGATTTCTTGGCCGTCAGCCCCAAGCACCAAAACGGCTTGGGTGTTTCACTCATGGGCGCCGTGCAGCACTGGCTGGTGGAGCATGGCATCAAGTACGCGCGCTCGGCAATCCGGCATTCTAATATGCGGGCCTTGCGCTTGGCGCTAGCTTTTGGAAGCAAACTGGATTCTGGTTACGCCATGTTGTATTGGCAGGGGGTGCCTGATGGGAACTAGTACGCAGACCCAAACCTCCACCATCCCGGGTGCAAGCGCGGACGAGACCCAGCTTCGAGCGCTGCTGTCAACACTGGCTAACAGCACAAGTGGCCAGTTTGGCGACCTGTCCTCAATGGCCGCCGGCAACATCTCGGCATCCGACAGCGACCGGCAGTTTATTGAACTGGCCCAGAACGCCGCTGCGGAAATCGCACGCAAGAACGCGGAGAACAACTTCGCGTCCCAGAAACGTGGCGTAGAGGAACAGTTGCTGTCGAAGGGCATGGAAGGGGGCAGCGTCGAGGCCGTCCAGACCGCTCTGCTCGGCAAGTCCAATCAGGACGCGCTGAACAACATCAATCTCCAGCAGCAGGGCCAAGCTGCCGAACAGATGACGAGCCTTCCGTTTCAGCGGGCCGGCGTGCAGTTGTCCGCCAACCAATTGCTGCTCCAGAAATTGCTCGGCGCGGCCAACCCAGTGATGCAGCAGAGTCTGCAGGAGCGTCTGGCGCAGGGTACTACGACCACAAAGACCAAAGAAAGCACCGTGGGTACGGCCATGCAGCTTGCCGCGCGCGGCGCGGCTGCGTACGCCACGGGCGGCGCCAGCGAAGTAGGAGCGTGGAAAACATAATGGCTGACAATCCCCGTCTCTCGAATCTCGGCGTGACCTCTCCCAGCAAGGCCGGGTCTGGCGTCGAAGCGGCTCTCGGGCCGGACAAGTTGGCGGCACTGCTGGAAGGCACCATGGGTCTGGACGAGAAGTTGGCCAGCGCGCGCGCCGCGCCGCCAGCCTCGGCCGGCAAGAATCTGCTGTCCAAACGTAACATCCCGATGCTGGTGCTGGCCGGCTTGGCCGCTACTCTAGGCGGCGAAACTGGCCAAGCTGCGGCTCTAGGCATGGCATCGGGCACCATTGAAGGTGCCGGCGCCAAGGCCCAAGCACAAGACGCCCGGCGCAAGGCCGCCATCGACAACATGCAGGACACCGTCGACCGGCGCCGCCAGACTATCTCTACGCTGCTGACTGCGCAGCCCGGATTATTCATAGATGCGGCCGGCAAGGATGCCATCGATCCGGCGATTCTGGGCATGGCCGCCACCGGCGTGCCGATTGCGTTGTCCCCGGCTTCGATTGTTGGGGAGCGCAGGCGCACGGCCATGCAGGATTCGCGGGTCAACTTCTGGACGGACAAGTTGAAGACCGCCACCACTCCAGAAATGGCGCTGCAGGCGGGCCAGCAACTGTCCACGGCCCTCGAACTCAACCTGTCCCCAGACGACATCGCCGTGATGTCGACCATGGATGCAACGTCCGCGTGGCTGAATCTAGCGGACAATTCGACGACTGATACGGGGTCGGTGTTGTCGGCGTGGGTGTTTGCGGAACAGAACGGCAAGACCCTTACCGATCCCGAAGTGCTGAAGAAAATCCGGCCGGCGGCCAAGACTGGCGGCGAGGTCACCATGGATGACGTGGCCATTGGGTACTTGCAGAAGTGGCAGGACGCCATCAAACAGAATCCTGAACTGGCACGTCTTCCCAAAGATCAGCAGATCGCCACCATTTTTGCGGATGATCCGGCGGGCGCCACGGTGCTTACGGGCAGGTTCAAGACGCTTGAAGGCGCGCCCACGTACGTGGACGGATCGATGATCAAGGACGTAATGATCAATGTCTCGAACATTGAGAACGCACTTCGCGCTATGAATCCGGGTGCCGCCGAGAAACTGTTTGGTACTCCCGAGAACGCGGCAAAGGTTCGTGCTGGCATGGTAAGGGCGCAGGTCGGTGTTCTCAACGGGGAACTCGCCAGTCAGCATGCCGCACGCGTTGGCACCATCTATTCCGAAATCGAAGAAGTGTACCGCACTACGTATCCCGACGCTTCTCCTGCGGAGGTGTCGGCCCGGGCGCTGCAAATCTTCAGCGAAACCGTGGGCGAAGCCAGTGGCGATCTTACAGCGCCAGACTTCGACATTGACATTCTGCGCACTGCATTCCGTAAAAAGGTTACCGCCGGACTGGCTCGATAGGAGCAATACACATGCCGACCAATCCCGAACAGCTTGATCGTCTCCGCGCCAAGGAGCAGGCGTTGCTGCGCGTGGGGTTTGATTCTAGCGCCGCGAAGCTGGCAGTGTACGGCACGGACCAAGCCACTGACGAAGTTCTTACGGCAGCGGCTCCGACTTCGTCTGTTGGCACGCCCAAGTTGCTGGCCGACCGGGCCCCTCTTGAGGCGCAGACCAACTACTTCGAGGACCAAGAAACCGTTGAGGGCCGCCCCACAGCACGCCAGCAGATCGCGGCCTTCCTCAAGAACAAGACCCCGGATATCCATGTCCGGTACGACAAGGGCGACCAGCTTCGCCGGGAACTGGTGGACTACTCCGCTATTGCCGAAGGCGAGCGCGCACTTCGGGAACGCGACATGCTGGCCGACTTCACGATTGCCACGAACACCGTGACTCCTGTCGTGTTGGGGTTACAGCAAGCATGGTTTGGGGCACTGCGCGGCGAACATCCGGCTGAGTTTGCCCAGCGCCTGTTTCCGGAAGTCACCATCCCAGACAGCGCCGGCCAGCAGAAGAAGAAGTGGCAGACCCTCGTCGGGCTCGACCTCATGCGCCTGCGGCTCGTGGGCCTCGGCACGCCGTTTCATCCGTTGACCAGCGACGCCACCACGGAAGTGGCGCGGGATCTATCGCTCCGTCTGGCAGAGGAAGCCGGGGAGGATCTGCTCGAGTTTCGGGACGTGTTTGAAGCCGGACAAGCTGGGTACGGAATCGATGTCGTGCCCGGGGCGGGCGGCGCCAAGTCCCTGCCGGCCGACGGCACGCCCGAGCGCACTGCAGCCGAAGCCGGGATCAGCGACAATGGGGCCGAAATCTATCGTAACTGGTCCTCCCACGGCCCAGCCGGCACGGCGGCCATGGCGGGGGCTTCCTCCATCTTCGCCACCATGGAGATCGCCAACGACCCCATGCTGGTGGCAGCGCCGATGGCGCCGGGTGCGGTCAACCTGTTGCGCAGGTCCATGCCAGCCAGTTCCGTGGCCCGGGTTACCGGCGCCATCGCTGCCCGCACGAAGGGCTTCGAGGATGTGCTGCGGGCCGTGGAGGATGGCACAAAATGGGTCGCCAAGGCCGAGCGGACCTTCCAGACCACCAAGCGCCCCAACGACGGGGTGCGGCTGCTGCAGGCCCGGAAACAGCTTGCTAAGTCCATGGCTCTTCTGGAGGCGGCCAAGGATCCCGGTGCCTCGGAAGCTGTTCTGCTGCATGTAGTTCCGCGCAAGGCGGCGGAAGCCGTCGAGGACAAGGTCTACACGGGGACCATTGTGTCCACCAGCACGGAGGCGTTTGCGTCGGGCGAACAGAGGCAAAAGGCCATCCTTGCCAACATTCAGGACACCATCCGGACCAAGATGCGGGACGGGTCGCCAGCCTCCGAGGTTGCGGAACTGGATGCTCGGTACCAGCAGCTTGCGGCCATGGAGCCGAAGGACATCCCCCTGAACCTGTCTGCAGCCGGCACTCCGGCCGAAGACATCAACGCCGTCATCAACGCCGAGCGCCGGGCGGCTCTGTCCGGCGACTCGACCCACCCCATCATCGACCTTGAGGATCCGGCGTACGACGCAGCCGGCCTCCAGCAGCGCATCCTGATGGGGCCAGACGACGCGGAGCAGAGCGGCGAAGCATTCCGGCTGCTGGCAGCCGGCGCCGACATTGACGATGTGGCTGTGCGCGAGATGTCCATCCCGGCGTACATATCGGGGTACGGGCTTAGGCCGCACAACCTGACGGCCGATGGCCTGCTGGACGTGCCGCAGTTGACCAAGGCCAACCGGCAGGCAGCTACGCGCTTGGAAAAAGCACGCGTGAAGCGCATTGGCGAACTCGACGAGCTTGCCAAGACACGCCCGTTGACGGACCCCGAAGGAATGGAACTTCTCGAGCACAAGACCGCGAAGTACAAATTCGAAGACAAGTGGCTCCCGCGCCGGACCATGCACACGGACGTGGAGCGGGCGTCGTGGCAGCGGACCATGGGCGAAAAGCTGGGAGACGTGTTCACGCCCGGCCTGTACCCAGAATCCTTGGGGCTGCGTCCGCCGGCCATGCTGCGCTCGTTGCTGTACCAGTTTCGAGAGCCCATGCGCGTAATGAAGTCCATGCACCCAGAAATGTACGCGCGTATACGCAATGGCATGTACTCTGCTGAGTTCGAAATGAAACGCATGGCCGAGTTCTTCGATCAGGAACTCGTGCGTGCTGGCGTTAAGGATAAGGCCGGCAATGCCGGCAAGATGGTCAGCAAAGAACGCGGCGAACAGTTGTTTGACCTGCTCGACGCGGATCCTAGGTCAGAAGCATTTACGGCCCTCCATCTGGCCGCCGATGACGACATGCGCGTGTCCATGCGGCGTATCCGGGGCATGTTCGATTACATGGCCGACAAGCAGGGTATTTCGCCGTCCGAGCGGTACATCACTGGGTACATCAACCACGTGCTGTCCGCCGAGCAATTGGCTAACGGATCCATACCTTTGGATCTAATTGGCGCATCTCCGCGCGCCAAGACGTTTGCTGCGCATTTGCTGGACCGTACTGGCAAGGGCGCGTACGAACGGGATCCGCTGCTGGCGCTGGACATCTACAGCCGGGCAGCTTCCCGCAAGCTGCACATCGAGCCCATGCTCAAGGATATGCAGTTCGCGGCCAAGAAGTTTGTCAAAGAGAATCCGGCTGACGCTTGGTTCATGAACTACACCAACGACTTGATCAACAACTTCAAGGGCACCCCGTCCATGCTGGGCAACCTTGCCGATAGCAAGATCAAGGATATTAACATTGCTCTGCGCAGATCTCCGGCGTTTCAGTCCGCGTGGAAACAACTCATGGGGGATAAGCCAATCCCCGTATACGACCCCGGCGATGCCGGCCGCGTAGTCATGGCTGCAACATCCCTTGCGTATTCGGGAGCCCTTACTGGAAACGCGAGATACTTCCCCATGGCCGTGGCAACTGGTGTAGCCACCAATTCTCCGCGTTTTGGCACATTTCGTACTCTCAAATCCTTGTTCGCATTCGGGAATCCGGAGGGGCAAGCTCTAACCAGAGCGGCGGGTATTGGCGATCAGTTTACACAAATTTTCGAGAACCCGTCGTGGAAATCCGTCGCCCAGCAAGCGTCTACTGTGCATGCCGGGGGGCCCTCCATTTCTACGGCTGAAAACTATATCCGTTCTATGACGTTCAATTCCGCCAAGGAAGACTACATGAAGCGCCTCGGGCTGTCCACGTGGCGCGAGGTTCAGAACGCCGGGCTCGAAAAGCGTATCATGGTAGAGGCGTCACGCGCGGCTGAAGAAGTTAATCATCTGTTCGGACAACTTGGTAAACCTCCGATATTTGCGCGCATTAGCAAATCCGGCTCTGTGGCTGCTACTCAGTTTATGTCATTTATTCCCAAGCAGCTCGAAGAACTGGCGTCCCAGACCATGCGTAATCCGGGTAACATCATTTCGTATCTGGCCATGTCCGGATACATTTCCCGGGTTGCGGCGCAGGATCTTGGCATTGATATGACATCCTATGTGGGATTTGGATTCTTGCCCAAGAGATCTGAAGATCTTACTTCTATTTCTATGGATCTAATGCTGGCCATGGAAAACTGGAACATGGTATCTTCGGAGCGCCTGATGGGCACTGGCAACCCGGATGACGTAGCCACCGCGCACGCCAACCTCCTGAAGGCGCTCGAGACCTTCGTGCCTTTGGCCGCAATGGTGCGCCAGAACATCGCACGTGGTACCGAGCCCTTTACCGGCGAACGCCGTGGTCCGGGCGGGGAACTTGTCCGCGAACTCGATCTCAACTGGCTTAACAGCCACAAGGGCGAACGTGGCGACCTTCTCAGCATCGCCACCCAGCTGCGCGGAGTCAACGACAAACTCGAGTCTCAGCGAATGGAGGCCAACCGCCGGGTCACGGAAACCAAGGCAATCTTGCTGCGCCGGCTGGCATTCGAGTACCATCAGGCGGTAGCCGATGGCGACGTTCGCGGCATGGATGCTGCGCACCAAGCATTTATCTCCAACGGAATCCCAGTTCCGGACGTGTCCGGCATTGTCGAACACGAAGCCATGTCCATGGTCATCGACCGTGAAACTAGGGACATGCTCAAGAACTTCGGATCGGTCACTGCAGTCATGGACGAAACGGCCCGCCTTAACGCGGCCAGAAGTGCGGGGGCCAGATGAGAGAATCAGCCCCGCTGAAGTCGGAGTTGTACAAGCTGGCACTGGTAGGCGTGCTTACTGTGCTGGTCACGCTATTCATGGCGTTTGCAAACCGCGACGTGTATTCACGAGGTGAAATAGACCAGCGATGTCTGGCTACAGACAGCAAAGAAACCGCGCGCCACGAAGCTCTAGAAGAGGAACTTCGCTGGATGCGGGAAGACATTCGTTGGATCGTCCGTAACATGGGAGGCACGCCGCATGCCGGTACTAGCGCCACGAATGGTAATAGTACACCATAGCGCCACCGTAGACGGGTCAACTTATTCGTGGGGTGCCATCGAAAGATACCACACCCAAGAAATGGGGTGGCGCGACATTGGATACCATGCAGGTATTGAACTTATTGGCGGGGACTTCGGGTGCCTATTTGGGAGGCCGGACTTCTTACAGGGGGCCCACACGGCCGGCCACAACGCGGACTCCCTCGGCTTCTGTTTTGTTGGGAACTACGACCTTCTGGGACCCGATGACTGGATGCTTCGGATCGCTACTCGAAGAGTCCTTGTCCCTTGGATGCGACGATTCGGATTGCTGATCTCCGATTTCCACCCGCACAGCGAGTTTGCGAATAAGACTTGTCCCGGCACAAAGTTCGACATGGGGGCCCTCAAGGCAATTTTGCGCGAGGAGTTCAAACTTGCCAGCTAGCTCCATAACGGTTGGACTCGTGGCGTCCCCCGGCAACGCCGGCGCCAAGGTTTCGGAAACGCTGCTCAAGCTGCAGGAGGCGTGCTTCGCGGAAAATGACCGCAGAAAACTGGACGACAGCTACTGGTGGTTGGCAGTCGACGGCAAGAAGCCAGTTGGGTTTGCCGGGCTCAAGCCCGAGAAGTACGGATTTGCATTCTTGTGCCTAGCGGGCGTCATTGCCAGCCAGCGCGGCCGGCGCATACACGCCCGTCTCATCCGGGCCCGCGTGCGGTTCGCGCGCAAGCTGGGGCTCAAACGCCTAATCACGTACACCAGCGTCAGCAACCCGGCTAGTTCCAACAGCCTGATCCGGGCAGGCTTTCTCGCGTACACGCCGGCCTATTCATGGGCAGGCACCGAAGTCTGTTACTGGCAAAAGGAGCTTTAGCATGTGGGCTAAGATTCAAGAGAACTTGACATCGTTCAAGGTGTGGGCATTCGCGGCACTGGCTATTTGCATCCGCTTCACGCCGGGCCTGACCGAGGTGCAGGCGAACGCGTTCACGCATCTGGCCGACTTGGCGTTTGGTGCCAACGTCGCTATTGCCGCCCTCAAGACCGTCGGCTCGTTTGTTCCCAGCAAGAAAGCTGCAACTCCGGAGGTGTGATTTGAACATCGTGGCAATTGCGATAGCTGCTGTGCTGTTCCTGCTGGGGATTCTCGGTGGGCGCAAGGTTAGCAGCAATATCAAGATCAAGGAAGAGGAGAAGCGCCGTGAGGAAGATCGGAAACTCCGCGAAAATTACCAAGCGGCTCTTCACAATACGCAGGCAGCCCGCCGCAAGCTGGCCGAAGCCGAAGCCAAGGCCGCACTGGCCGCTCGTCCTCACACTGGCGATGCTGCTGCTGATCTGGCCAGCCGGCTCGAGCGCGGAGGCGCCGCCGGACTCGGTGCTGGTGCCGGAGTCGATGCTGGTGCGGGCGACGGCGGTAATCGACAGCCTTGACCTCATCATCGCGTACCGGGATGCGGCGCTCGCGGAGATGGACAGCAATCTTACCACCAATGAGAGGTTCTGGCGCGGACGGCTGGCGTCAGATGCTGCGTCCTACGAGCGGGTGCTGGCCGCCAGCAAGTCCAGTTCGTGGGATAGAATCAAGGACATCCTGTTGACCGCTGGCGCCGTGTACATGGGCGCGATAGCTACTAGATAACGCAAAAGGCCCCGTACCTAGTGATAAGTACGGGGCCTTCTTTTTGGGCGATAGAAGCTTACAGCCTAATGATGCGTCCGGCGATGGCGGCTTCCCTAGCAGCTTCCATGGAAGCGAACTCGTTGACCGTGGCCGTTGTGTTCCAGAAATTCATGGCCCGATTGGGAAGTCTCCTGTACGCCCGCAAGCGCAGCCCCAACCACCATCGCTTCACTGGGCACTTGCTGACGGCCCTTCTAAGCTCAAGGTTCGCGCCGGTAATAGACCAGTGCCCGTAGTACACCTTGCGGGCCGCAAATGAGGTCAACATGGTCATGTGCATGGCCGGATTTACATCGCTCAAAAGCTCGATGATGTACACGTCCAGCGGTTTGGCCACGTCGTCCTTCAAGTACTCCGGCACTTCGGCTGTCATGTGCGAAACTCTAGTCACAGCGTGAACTCCTTGGGGGCACGACCGGTCTTCAGCATGTTGGCGCTGGCACCCATAGTGGCCGTGTAGATGGCCGCGCGCTTGCCCCGCTGGTTGCCCTTGAACACCAGTTCGCCGCTGGAAAACTTGGCCATATGCACAAGGATTTCCTTGTTACCGCTGGCCAGATTCCGGGTCTTGGCGACCACATGGTTGGGTTCGACGTGCAGAATCACGAACTCCACCTTTAGGAGCGTGCTCCAAATCTGCCCTTCCTTAACCTCAACGCTTGACTTCTTCATTGTGCGCCCTTTCTACGGGTCTGGTGTAACGCTCCACCCAATTGGATGGCATGCTGGCTGCGCCTATCCCAGCCGACGGCGGATCTAGCCACAGTCTCTTTCCAAAATACGCGGTAACTCGTATCTGGTATGGAGAATACCTTTGCGGAACCAGTACCGAGTTAGTAGCCGTAGTGCCCAAGTGCCGCCACTCTCCACCCCAAAATCTGTACTCGACGGTGTAATACTCCGCGTTTCCGTACGCGGTATCTGGTATAGTCCACCGCCAATGGTCTTGTCTAGACGTAGGATTCCAGTCATCCCTACCCACCAGCACGATTCCGATGGACGAGTCCGCAGGTGCCGGGGGAATTGGTGCTGGTGCTCGGGACTTGGAGCATCCTATTACTATACTTGACACGATGATCAAGTTCAGTAGAATAGTCAACCACCAGCGCCTCATGCCAAGCTCCCAACCTTGATGTACACGTCTATCACGCTGATCAGTTCCAGTTCGACATCCGTGTCGTCTGGCAGCGTGACCTTGAATGTGTTGCCACCGTACTTTGTAAACAGCACCCGGTCGAGCACCTTGCACGCGTAGGTACGCAGTTCGTCCCGGTCGAAATCAGCACCAGAACCCACAGCCACAACAGTACCCTTCGGCAAACTCCTCTTGGCCTCGTCCGGAATGATGATGCCGCCCTTCGACACGTCGTCCGAGGGATCCCGCAGAATTGCGAATCGTTCCCCCAAGAACTCCAGCCCAAGCGCCTCGATTCCGGCGACGGTTCGAAGTACCAGCTCCTTGTGCTTACGGTCCATCTTCGCCATCGGTTGCCCCCTTTCCTTCGGCAGATGCCTCGACGACTACCATTTTCATGCTTGTAAGATCGTACTGGTGCTTTCCGGCGGACAAGCTGTGCGCGTACGCGTCAGCAATTGCTTCCTTGATTTCCTGCACCTCGGCCAGCCCGGCAAATGGCGATGCCAGTATCATCTGGCGCTTGTTCGCGGCTCCATTGCCGGTTAGCAGGGCTTTGGATGTGGCTGGGTACATCTCCGTAAGCCACAACTGCTCAACCTGTGCCACGATCATCTGCGCCATGGCCTGCTCGATGTCCTCGAACAGCCGGATTTGCAGGATCAGGATGGCGGCGTTATGTTTGTAGATGGGCAACTCAATACACACCTCCAGCACCACGATTTCGTGCTCAATAATCCAGCCGCTGATGCAGTCCGCCACCGCCTGCGCCAGACTGGCCGACCGCAGCACCTGTGCCCCCGGGGCGTTCTCACGAGGCAGGCAATAGCACGCCCACGCAGTCACTTCCCGCGAATCCTCCCGGCGCAACACGACACCCGTCATGCCGAACCCGGGGTCTATACCCACAACCCATCGGGTTTTCATTCTTGCTCCTTACTCATTAGTCAAGCCATGCACGATTACTTACAGCAGCAAGCACCAGTGCCCCCACCAAAGCTGCAGATACAGATTTGATAATAGCGGATGCTTCGGCGGGCAACTCACAAAGGTACAACACGGGTAGACTTACCAACCCGCATACACTTAGCAACAACAGCGCCCTAGAAGCACCTTGCGCTATCAGTTCAATCCAATTTTTATCGCGCATTGGAACTCCTTAATACAGAGTCTTGGGCTGGCCATCGTTTTCCAATGTTGCTTTATACAGATGCCCGCTGGCCTCATGAAATACCACTACACCTTCGGGCCGCATAAAGCCGGGGGAGGCCCGACTACCCTTTATACGCAGAAGCTGGAGACAGGCAGTTACCATGGTCAAAGAAAACGGTCCATGGTCTAAAGATGGCACAACATGGCAGCATTTCGGTCTGTCTGGCGCGCCATCCCACTTGGTAACATTGAACAGCGAGAATCTTTTCTCGGCCATTCCATACCCGCGCTGGATGCCCGGTCCCCACCATTCGCCGTAGTGACGCCCGGGGCCAAGTCCGCGCAGTTCATCGGCGTGCTCCTCAACCCATGCAGCAAATCCGAAGTTGTCGTTTTCCTTTGTAATCCAGCGCGTGCGACTCCCCGCCAGTACCCGGCCGTCGTCGGTTACCAGCACCTGCGCATTGGTGCCGTCAATCTTTTCGGTGATTCTGGCATTACGATAGATGCGCGGGATCTTTGCGAATACGTGGAACTCTGGCATTTCCATTACTTCACCCCCACCGGCTCGTCTTCGTTTACAGGATTCTCCAACTTGTGTATGACCATGCGGTCGAGGTCGGAATGCAGGTAAAACATCTTGCGCACGGTGCCTTCCCGCTGCTTGATGATGTTGACCCGCAGAACCTTATTAAGTAATTCCTCGTCATTCTGATTAAGCCCGAGGATTATGTCGCTGTGCTTAACAACCTCCCACGACTCAGACACATCCTTCTGTGTCAGCACGTGTGAATCGCTGCCGGCCCTGTTTACTTGCCACGCCGTGATGATCCCAACGTCCAGATCCTGCGCCAGCATGCGGAGTTCTTTGCACGTCTGCCCGTATGCCAGCCGCTCCTCCCGGCGCTTGACGATGGGCGCCATGTGCTCCAGATAATCGACCATGATTACGTCGACCTTCTGGCCCTTCTGGCGCATCCGAGTCACCAGCGCCTTGATGTCGTCGGCGGTGATGCCCTTGTATGCCCAATCCTTGACCCAGATTTGGCCGGCTAGGAGCTTGCGGCTGGCAGCTACAGCCGCTCGGTTCAAGATCAGTTCATCCGGCGTGAACCCTGTAAGCCATTGGTCGACACGGCGGATGCACTTCGGGACGCTGATTTCAAGGGTGATGCCAAGCCCATTGCGGCCTTGGCGCACCGCCGACGCCAGAATAGCCCATAGATAGGAAGTCTTGCCGCGAGCAGGAGGTGCCAACAAAGTAAGAAGCTCACCTGCAGCGTACCCACCAGCGAGACAAGAATCAAGTTCAGACGATAGACCAGTAGGAACCAGACCTGACCGATAGTCATCCTCTCCCGGTAGATCTGCTCCGTCAAAATCAATGACTGACGTGTCGACGCCAGAAGAGAGGTCCACGGCGCGGTCAAGTAGAGCCTGCGCATGGTTGACATCGTAGGAATCACCGTCGGCCCTCGATGCGATATACCTTGCAGCTTGGAGCGATAGTTCCCGCGACGCAAAGCGCGCGACAGCTTGCCTAACGACATCGGCATCCTCCTGCGGCATGGCCGCGAGTAATTGCACCTTCTCAAGAAGTTCTGGGCCACGGCCACGACCGCCGTAGGTGGCCATGATGTCAAGACCCAGCAATTCGTACGTCAGATCGCTGCCGGTCTGGGTGTGCAGCCGCACAAGCGCCATGTACAGGGCCCGTGTGTCCGCGTCATTGAAGACATCCTCGGACAGCGCGCTGCCGAAGCTGGACCATCCATCCTTGGTCAGAAGGGCCGCTATCACTGCTGCCTGTAGACGATCCATCAGTCGTCCCCATCCTTCCGGCGCGGGCGCCACTTGTACAGGGGGCAGTCCTTCGCGGTACACTTGCGAACTTCGGACGGCACGAACGCCACGCACTGCAGGCAGAACATGTTGATGGCAGCCACTCGGGACTTGCCGGCCATCATGGCCTTCCAGCGCGCCGCGTAGCGATGCGGCACCGAGTACGCCGGCTTCACTTGATAACTCCAGCGTGGTCATACCGTTCCAGCGGGATCAATGCCTTGGTCAGCATTTCATCCACGGCCGCATTGCCCCACTTGCCGCGAAGAGTAGGAAGCTCGTTGTAATTCACGCGCTGGTACTCGCCCGTCTTCCACTCCTCCGTGAGCTTGATGGAGCACCGCCCTAAATGGTGTAGGTACACGTCACGAGCAATTGCGACATCGCGCCCGGATTCGCGGATCCTCAGACACATGTCCAGATCCGAAACCCCATTCCTGCCGATGGCCGGATCGAACGGGCCTACCGCATCCAGCGTCGATCTGGGGAATAGCGCGCAGAATGCCGGCGCATAGCGCACAGTTTCCAGCATTATGTTGCCGTCATTGAACAGGGCGCACGTTCGGCCCCCCATATGCTGCTGCGTTGGCACCAGCATGCCGATGTTTGGGTAGTTGTACATGTGTTCCAGCATGGCATACAGCCAGCCGGGCGTGACCAGCACATCGTTGTTGAGAATGCACACGTACTCGGCGTCACTAAACTCGATGCCGGCATTGACTGCCGCCGTGAACCCGGAATTGCTATCCAGCCTCACAACATCAAACGTGCCGGGGAGCCCGCCTTCGTACGCGGGGTCCGAGCCGTCGTCTACAATGATGATCCGAAACGGTACATCGGTGTGCTGCTTGATGGACATGACACAGGCGCCGGTCAAGTTGTGGTTGTTCCACGCCGGGATCACAATGTCTACCATTACACCCACCCCAATCGTGACAGCAGATCCTCGGCCTGCGCGCGCAAGGATGCCAGTTCGCCGGGCTCGGCCGAAATTGTGGAGTGGAACTGCGCGCTGTTCAGGTCCATTTCGGACGCATCCCCGCGCACCCCCACGAAACTTTCATTGACCATAGGGCTGGCCTTGACCACGCGCACGGTGTGGGCTCCCAGATCCTCCATGGCCTGCAACTCGTTCCTGAAACGCATGTCATCGATAACGATGAATGGAGTGCTGAGGCGATTGCCGAACAACGACGGCGTGTTATAGCGCGTCTTGATTTCCTCGATCTGCCGGCACAGAAGATCCAGCCAATGGTCCTTGTCGATGTGCCGCCACGCCTGCCCGTACGCCTGCATTAGGGCACGGATGGGGTCCGGCTTTTCGACGTACACCATCTTCTCCGGGAATCCCATCTTCACGATGTCCCGCTTGAGCGGGGCAGCTAGGGACAGCAGATGGAACTGGTGCTTGTCCCGCAGGTACTGTGCCAGCGTCGTCTTGCCAGCACCCATTCGGCCACCAAGTGCCAAGATGTTCATACCAACTCCTGCCCAGATGCGCGCGTGCATGTACTCGGCCTGCGCGCGAAACCATGCACGCTCTTGGTCACGTGTTAGAACCTTCTGGTACATTGCTTACCTGCTCAATCTGAACCAGCGGATCTGGGTATACAACGGCCGGCTCGAGCCCGCGCTGGCGCCTCTTGTCGGCGCCGTGGCACAGGTACACGAACGGGCACCGCAGCTTGCAGTCGTCAGAGCCCGGCGGGAATCCTGCAAGCGGGGGCACGCCCGTATTAACCTTGATACGGATCATATGCAGCCGTTTTAGGATCGTATCCCACCGTTCTTGATCCCATTCCACAACCATTCCACCGACACAGTCGCCAGTCTTTGTGTTGTGGACTCCCGTCTTACAGCCCGAACGATCCTTAACCAGCAGGTAACCTTTGCGCATGCCGTAGATCGCCATGCACACGTGCATCTGGTCGATGTACCCGGCACTCGCGGAACTGGACATGATGCGTTCGGTAAGGGCAGCTTCGCCGCCGGCAATGAAGGCGTCCTGCATGTACTTGTACGGCCAGTACCCAACCGACTTGATCTCCAGCAGCATCCATTCGTCATCGACCTTGATCTCTCCGTCGATGCGGCCGGTCACGTCGAATGCCAGATCGTCGACGGCGAACGACTTGATGCGTGATGCTTGCTCCTTGATCTTGCCGGCCTCATCAACGTCCAGCCCCTGCAGCGCAACGCCCCACTGGCTCATAAGCCAGCGCACCACGTCGTGCTGCATGTCCCCGTCGATGCCGTAGTCGTCATCGATTGCATACCGGGGTGCCGGCGCGTATCCTGACAGTCGGTAGTAGATCTTGCGCGCGCAGTCGTGAACCTCGCTGGCACGGAAGCGCTGGGGCGGCCGGGAGTGCCGTGACGCCTTGTCCCGGGCCACAGCATCCCGGTTTGCGTACATCTGTTTGATGGGATCCATGTATTCCTTTCGGCGTAATGGCAGCAAAGCTGGTGTTCAAGCCCCGGGAACTTCTCCTCCAGCAACGCATCCTCTTTCCCAGCGGGTGAATGAGCCCCGCGCGCCGTGTTTGCTGCCAATTCCTTTCACTCGCCCTTCTACCTACCTCGTGGCCCGCTCCTCCATGATTAAGACACGATCCACCCGCCCTCTGACCCTGCAGAGTACGCCTCGGTAGGGGGCCTGCCTTTTAGATCGTAATAGCCTCGTTCACGGTAGTCCAGTCGATCTCATCAGGATACGAGCGCAGGGCCGCCTTGCGCTGGCCATCGGCATCCTCGATTTTCAATTCGAGTGCAGCCAGCACATCCGTAATGAGCTTGCCAGACCCCGGCTTATCCCACGTCGGCATGACTACGTCCAGTGACGCCTTCTGGCCGGTCAGCATGGCAACGTACTTCGTGTTCATGCCGGAGCCATGGCGCTGGATCATGACATCCTGCCCCTTGTCCGGGTCGCAGAAGAAGTCGTCGCCGGCAGCCTGCTGCATGTTCAGGAAGCCATTCAACTGGTCGGCCGTCGTCTTGGACAGGCCAACAAGGAACGGACCCCTGTACGCCAGCTTCTGCTCCTCGTCCTTTTCCGCCAGATACGCCTGCACGTACCAGCGAGGATTCGCGTAGAGTTCCTTGCCGATCTTCTGGTCGGTCTTGTCCTTGCTCTTCTTCAGAAACTCCAGAAGCTGGCACAGGTAGCAGATCTCGCCTTCTTCGCCATGTTCGCGCAGGCATGCCAGCGCCATGCCCCCGCCTTCGGGATTCTTGAGCTTGAAGTGATTCAACACCTTCGTGAACAGGGAGCCGTCCTCGGTGGTAGGCGGCAGAATCCGAAGGCGCACTGCTGTGTCCGGCTTGATGTCAAGGAAGATGGACTTGGAGTCCGTCATCTTCTTGCTGGCCGACACGTTGAGATTGAAGACCGGACGACTGATACCTGCCATTTGGGTGCTCCTTTGAGTTTGGGACTTTGCAATTCTAGCATGCCTGTAGCTAGATGTCAACCGCTTTCTTCTCGCCCCAATTGGGGCCCACTTCGATGTCGGCACTCATGGGCACAGTCAGTTCGACCCCGTATTTCTTGGTCATTGGGTCTGACAGGCTGGCTTTCAGCAGCCGGCTAACCGCACCAACTTCGCTTGGGTGCGTGTCCACGACAATGGAGTCATGCACCTGCAGGATGATCTTGCTCTTGAGGTCCAGCGCCTTCATCTTGTTGTGCAAGTCAACCATAGCCACAAACGCACAGCACGCTGCCGAGTTCTGGACAAGGAAATTCCACGCCTGTCTTTCGATCCGCCACCCCGGCCACGAATTCCAGATTTCCGGGGCCACGAATCGGCGCCGGTATCCGAACATCGACTGGACCAATAGGTCGCGCTTTACCGTGGCCTTGACTTGGTTGATCTTGAAGTCGAGTCCATTGAAGGCGGCGAAGTACGCACGTATCAGGTCCAGCGCCTTGTTCTTGCTGATTCCCAGCTTCCGCGCCAGCGTGTTGGCGCCACCACCGTAGAGCACCAAGAACGTAAGCGACTTGCAGTTCTGGCGCTCGTGCTTGGTCACCGCACTCGTGAGCTTGTACAGCATCTTGGACGCCATCGATGTGTGGATGTCTTCGCCGGACTCGATGGCGCCCAGCATGGCTTTGTCGCCGGAAATCATAGCCGCCAGCCGTATCTCGGCCTGAGCAAGGTCACCCTCCATGATGACCCCGCCCGGGAACCGAGACACGTACTGGCGTTTGATGTTCAAGTCTTCCGGAATAGGGTGCAAGTCGTCAGGATCAGGTTTGCGCGGGACGTTCTGCAGGTTCGGGCCCTGAGACGATAGGCGGTATGTCTCTGTCACGTCAGACCTAAACGATGTGTGCAGGTACATGCCGTCACCGTGGTCCGCCAGCTTGGGCACGATGCCCTCTACGTACGTGCCGTGTAGCTTGGCAAGCCGGCGCCACAGCAAGATCTTCCCAATCACGGGGTGCTTCTCAGATTCCCGCTCGAGGATTGCCTTCTCCGTGGAGAAGATCTCGTCCAGATCCGCGCCGGCTTCGTGGCGACCCGCTTGGTAGCTCGTTCCGGAGAACTGGCGCTTGAGTTGGTACTTGCGGAGATCAAGATCGGGAATGGTCGCCACGAGCGCTTCGACAAGCTGGTCCGGGCTTGCTGGGTTGATCGGGCCCAAGACTTCGCAGATCTCACCCCGAAGCGCCGATAGCTGAACCTTGAACCGTCCATCAAGTCGACTGTTTTCTGCCATATCGATTCGGCAGCCGGCGGTTTCCATCTCCGCAAGCACGTGGTAGAGATCAGTGGACAGATGGAACGGAGCATCAAGACCCCGCCGGGCGTGGATGGCGCGCTGCTCCAGCGCAGCTGCAACCGACGCTTCACCGTCCGCCCCACAGTACGTGTACATTTCCTCGTCCGTGACATTTTCCCAGCCGCCTCTCTCGCCTACCAATGCTCGATGCGCCTTCGAGTAGTCACCAAGCCTCGGCAAATACCTGAACGTCAGGGACTTCAAGTCCTTGAAGGGATCCGTCTCATCGATCAGGTGCTGGGCGGTCGACGTGTCGTGCATGTTTGTCATCGTCACGCCGAACTTGTGCAGCCAACGGTAGTCGAACTTGATATTCGAGCCGGCCTTCACAATCGACGGGCACTCAATGATGTCTACAAGCCACTTCGGCAGTCGGCTATCCGGTGTGGCCTGCACAATGGTGGCACGCCCTACCTTGTCGGATATTACACACATCCGAATCCGTGCGTCCTTGTCCCACGGCGAGAGCCCGGGATAGGTTTCGAGGTCAAGCCCTACAACCGGCTCCTCCTGCAGTGTAAGATTGCGGAAGTGTGGGGGGCACTGATCCCACGGCTGGGTGTCCGGCAGCAGCAGGCTGTAATCCCCCCACGTAGTCTCCACCATCCCGTTTACTGCGGCATGAACATCAAACCTAAGCCACTGCCCGACCCCGGGCTTGGCGGCGGCGTGCTCCAGTGAGCGCGTAACGTACACTGGCGCAACGAGTTCGTCGACTTTGTGAGCCGTGCGCAGCATCTCGTCCAAGACCTTGTTCCCGCGATTGAACACGGCCTTGACCGCCACCGGCCCGAAGCAGATTACGGCCTCTGGCCCGGCAGCAGTAATTGCCGCGATCAGGCGGGGCCGCTCTTCGCGGATGATCTTCATGCTGGCTTTGTCCGGCTGGCCGGCGCATGTAATATTCTCAACGGCCAACAGGATGTCGGCGTCCACGTCCGCGAATAGGGCGACTGATTCGAGGAGCTTGGCGTCTGCAGCGGATAGGCAATCGCCGCGTAAGGCGTACTCGCCCGGAACTCCGATTACAAATACGACCTTCTTGCTCACTTCTTGGCCTCCGATTCGAGGTGCCAGATTACCGCCAGCAAAACATCCGGCACAAACGGCGTATTAGCCACGACCGACACGTACTGGTTGCGCAGATCCCGAAGCAGATTAGCTATGACCGCCAACTGCTTCTCCTTAGTGGGCGGTTTCGCCAGCTTGATAGGCACGCGCTTTACCTCAATGACCGTTTCATCCATCTTTTCCAGATGGCGCACGCGGGGGCAGTACAGCGTCCTACCGGTCGACACGATGTACGACTCAGTAAAGCGCTTGGAAAACCCGTCAAAACGCCCCTCGCGCGCATTGTACACGGATCCCACCAGCACATCCCGCGCCCGCGTGGACGGGGGAACTACAACCACAATCTTTCCAAGCTTCGTCTTCTTGTACCCGCCGGCCTGACTGGTCCAGCGCACGTTGTCGCCAACTGCGAATGCGGGCTTGGCAGGCTGCGCAGCAGCCAACTTCAAGTCCCCAAACGCGGGCCACTGCAGCTTGTTGCCTTCGCGCACCACGCAGCTTACGTCTGGTCTCTTCTCTCGCTCTGTATGCCCGTAATTGATCCCCTTACGGTCTTCTGCGCGATGCGCCAGAGCCCCTTCCACCACGCACTGCGGGCACTCTCTGGGCCCAACAACCGCCACAACCACTCCCTTGATCTTGCCGCGCAGCACCTTGTCCCCAACCTTGAAACTCATGACCACACCTCCAGAAGTTTGGCGCCCATGCTGGCCGGATCCTCGCCGGCCGGCAACTGGACCACCCTTGTTTCCCGCACTGACCGGAGCCTCATCTGCAGCCCCAACGCGTGCGCAAGGGCGTCGTTGTCGAGCATTATGCTGACGCGGCCGGTGGCCAGCGCCAGAAGTTCGAGTTCTAGGTACTTGGGCAGCGACTTGCCGCCCAACGCCACAGCCGTGACCCCCGGCAGATGCTGCCAGACCGCAACCGCATCCAGCACACCCTCCACCAGCACCACGTCCGGGGACGGGCGCCAGTCTGGAAGCACGTACAACGGATGCCGGCCCGGAGCGCCTAGGTACTTGGGGCCTTCCTCCAGCGACGTGTACGCCCGCGAGTTCCACCACACGATCTGGCCTCTGTCATCCCGGTAGGGAAACAGGATCCGCATGCGGTCAGTCATTTCAACGAGTCCCAGCCGGCGGGTGACTCCGCTCCCAACACCGCGTTTTAGCAAGTATCGGAGGGCACGTGGGCACAGGGGAGTCCAGTTTGGTAGCTGGATCTCGCGCCATGTAAGCTCCACCGGCTGGGGCTCGAGCATCGCCAGAATTGCGGCGCCTGCGCCAGTGCTGGGCAGGTCTACCGCCACCATGCCACCGGAATTATGCTTGAAGCAGAACCACTTGCCTGTAGCCGGAGCCACGTACAGCTTCCAGCCGCCCGCCCCGCACTCTGGGCAGTTCTGGTAGCACATCTGTGTGCCAGACGGGCGGGACGCGCCGACGAAGTCGGACATGCGGCGGGGCTTTATCACTCGCTGTACCCGATGAACAACCTAAACTCCTTACGCGCCTTAAAGCAATCACAACACATACAAATATCTGAATGGCCCGCAATCCAGCCTCCGTACAGCAGGTCATTCACTAGCTTTTTTTCTACGCATCCATGACACTCTCCAAATCCCACTCCCGCCGGCCACTCGACGCGCTCTTCGCCGCACTTGGGGCAGATTCCGGAGCAAGGCTCCTCCCACTGGCGCCGCCGAGCTGCACAAAATCGACAATGTCCGTCACCAGTACTATTATTGCCGCACTCGCATAGTTGCGGACTTCGCAGCGCATCAATTTGGCGCCGCTCGGCCAGTGTAAGAGGTCTTGCTGCCGAGTATGGGTTCGTCTTGGAGAAGAGCCAGTCGTTATGTGCCATGGCCGCCGTGTACACCGCATTGACCGTGTCTTCCCCCGCGCCCAGCCGCTCGGCCAAGGTCATCGGCCGGTTTGCTGGTGTACCTATACGCGCCTCTACCCGGTCAATGCGCGCTTCCACCGCCTGTACGTATATCGAAGACTTGTCAATTCGTTTTTCCAGCTTGTCCAGATGCTTTTTGTCGCCATCTATGATCGTAAATAACCCGTCGCACCGCCTATGCAGCCGCCGCACCTGACTGTGAAGGTACCCAGAATGCCACGCCAGCGCCGCGATCAGTACGAACGCACAGATTACTGCAATCATGCCACCCTCCAAGCCCCGTATTTCGAGTCCTCACTGGCCAGCGGAATCGACAAATGCCGATCCCCGACTTCTGACCACGGCACCACCCAAAACTGATCCTCGTACAGCACCACTAAAACGTCAATCATCCCCGGCCCATACGACGCCCGATCTGGCGTGTGGCGCCGCAAATCCACGCGAACATGGCCCGGACGCGACGGGTCAACCCGCCCGCACTTGATCTGGCCGCGAAGCAGCACGCCGTCCCCGCGATCAAAGACGGCATCAACTGGTCCATCTGACACCACAGGCACATAGATCTGCCATCCTTTCTGGAGGCACAGCAGCGTGAAGGACACCTCGGCTTGCTTGCCCCTGTTGGGGCTCATCGAGTCATCAATCCCAGCAGCTTGGCCGTGGCGTCGGCCGTGATCATCGCTCGGATCTTTGCTTCCGCGCGGCATAGCAGCGCATGGGCCGTCCCGGCATCCGGAATGTGGTGCATGTGGGCAGCAAATTTGCCATCTTTCTGCACGTAAACGAAGATGCCGTGGTCGATGGCGGCATAAAGCTCGAACGGAATCTCGCTGTCCGCAGCTTTCTCCGTGTGCCCGGTTTCCGGCGGCACGCACCGTTCGTCAGCTTCCTCGGCCTTGGCGCGTTCTTCAAGGCGCTTTTCGATCTCGTTCCGGCGCTCGGAATCTGGGCGCAAGATGTTGTCGTCAGCCATTTTAGGAACTTCCTTTCAGTTGCGCGGCTCGCACGGCCACGTCGTGTATCTGGCTGTTACCATACGGGGCATCGTCATCATCGTAGTCTTCATTTTCCAACGCTATTACCAGCCTACAAAGCACGCGCAATGCGTCAATTTCAGTGGCCGATTCATTGAACACGGATTGTACCCAATCTGGCCACGATAGCTTTTCGCGCTCCCGCAGGGCCACGTTGTATTCGCGCTCTGCTTCGGCGCAGGCACGATCATACGCGGCTTTAGCAGCCAAATCCTGCTTTGTAATTTCGTAAGACTTGTAGTCTTGTGATTCGTGGTTGAACATGCCCATTTCGTCACCAGAACTTCTTAACGAAATGCACGACCGCCCAAATGACGGCCACCCAGAAACCCGCCCAGAGCACGACGGAAACTAGGACGCCTACGCCGGCGCCCCAGAACACCGCGTTGTTTCTACGCATGACCTTTCCTCCTCGTCAGCAACAACTGTACACCATTTCGCCCAGCATGTCAACCACGCATTTTAGCGCGAGGGGCATGCGGGTCTAACTCTCTGGTGGCTTGGAGCTTACCACTTAGTTGCGCTCCCTCCACTTGGCCTCCTCCCGCGCCTCGGCCGTCTCCAATTCCTTAGCCAGCCGCTTCGCTGTTACTGGATCCACCAACTCCTCGAACAGAGACTTACAAAACAACCTCAAATCCTCGTCATTCGGCAAAAGTTTGCCATCTGGCCCATAGCACGTCGGCGCAAAGTCTTGCGGTTGCTGGCATTCCAGCATTGCTAGCACCAAGCCCCCATGCTCCGAAAGACCATCATGACCGCCGGTCATTTTCTCTATGGTCATAGAGCATTGATCTATGGGGCTAGGAGCAAGCTCCTCGTTGCTGGCATCTGGTAGCATGGATCATAACCTTCTTGTTTCTTGTAGTGTAACTGTACTGATGTTAGCTAGTTTATCGTTTGTTTGTAACTTTGCTAACATCAGTATACTTAATTCTTGCAGACGTATGCCTTACGTACCACGTAACCCGGAGCAGCTAGGCTCCCCGGCTGTCCCGCAACGAATGCCACCTTCCAGTGCTTTCGTGGAAATACACCCACACAACCTCTGGCAACTGCGCCGTCGGAGGGGAGTAGACTCTGTACTTCTTGGCAAGTGGGAATAGCTCAGACATCCCACAGAAGATGCCAGTTTCTCCGTAGAATTTGAGTTCTTTGTCTTCAACGCGCACCAGTAACCCACCACGGCATCGGGCTAAGTCTGCTTCGCCGTTGTCGGTTCTATACGCAGTGAACTTCACGAACCACGCATCGGATTCCTGGGGCAGATTCTTGTAAGTAACATCTATCACGTACCCGACATCGTATGGCAGGTGTGATACTATTTCGCTGATATACATGCTGCGGTGGATACTAGCGTCACTAGCCATTTCCTGGGACTTAATTACGCCATGTATCACCTGAGCAACAACTGTATCGCGGGATTCCCCGCTCTGTCGAAACACGTGCAGCATGTGCGGCGCCGGAAAGATTGCGTCCGCCAGATGCACAGCAATGATGTTTTCTTCTCCACGGTGGTCACTCATCGGTTTGGTCCTTTCGTTGTAACACTATGAGTCCATTGTTGTTATGAAACTGGTGTTTCACACACCAATGGGATCCTTGCAGACGTATGCTTTCAGTATCCGCCTCATCCGCTTCTCCCGCAGCCTCACCCCTCCCCATCGGCGGCGCGGCGCTCGATATCGTTTGTCATGCCCATTCCCACTTTCCGAATAGCCAACACATTAAGTGCAGCATGGTTCCTCCAAATTGCGCATGACCCTACCGATTATCAGTCACTGTAGCGTTGTCGTAGGCGCAGCCCAAGCCCCCGTTGATTGTCTGCGTAGCGTTGTTGTAGACGTTGCCACAGCCCCCGTTGATTGTCTGCGTAGCGTTGCCGAAGGCGTAGCCCACGCCCCCGTTGATTGTCTGCGTAGCGTTGCCGACGGCGTAGCCCACGCCCCCGTTGATTGTCTGCGTAGCGTTGTTGTAGACGTTGCCACAGCCCCCGTTGATTGTCTGCGTAGCGTTGTTGTAGACGTTGCCACAGCCCCCGTTGATTGTCTGCGTAGCGTTGTCGTGGGCGCCGCCCACGCCCCCGTTGAATGTCTGCGTAGCGTTGTCGTAGGCGGAGCCCCGGCCCCCGATGATTGAAAG